GAGATGCGCGAGGTCGGCGTTGTAGGTGCGCGGCTTCGTGGTCATGGCCGCGTTCCTCCGAGCCGGTAGAAGATGCTCTTGAGCCACCTACCTTGCCTCTGGGTCGGCTCGCGCCAGACCGTGCGGAAAGCCATGTCGTTGACGAACTCCTGTTCCTTCGCCCGCAGTCGGCTGCTGTGTCGTTGGCACCACAGGGCCATCTGGTGCCAGGACAGCGTGCCATCGACGTTGGCGAAGTCCGCCGCGCCGTGGTGCTTGTCCTCGGCCGCACGCAAACCGGCGTCATAGCCGGCATCGTAGAGCTTGCGCATCTCGGCTTCGGTCAGCGCGCCGCCGTTCGGCTCCTCGATGCCTTCGGCGAGCGCGTGGATGTCCAACCCTTCGCCGCGCAGGGTGCGCCTGATTGCGCGGGCGGCCGCGATCACATCGCCGTCGCAGTCAGACGCGAGCATGCGAATCATCTTGCCGAGCTTGCCAGTGATGGGCGCCAGGTTGTCGGTCACGGCCTGCTCCAGCATCGCTCGCGGTGGCCGCATGCTTTGCAGCGCCAGTCGGCAGGATCGTCGTAGGCGCGCGGTAATAGTTCGCCGGCGCGCGTCGCCTCGATCACGGCGACCGCACGGTCGGACGAAACCTGTGCCTGCTCGGCGTTGAACGGCACCAAGAGGTGGAGGCGTGCGCAGGTGTTGGCGTTCACCGCGGTGAAGATCGCCGGGTGCTCGGTGACCTCGAGGTAGGCCTGATACAGCGATACTTGCGCGGCGTATTGCGGGTACGCCTTCCCAAGGCCGTCGCGTTCGAGCGCACGCCAGCCCTTGTCACCGAGGCATTTGTGCTCCCACAAACACGGAAAGCCGGCTTCGGGCAGCTCGGGGCCGGACACGAGGATCCCGTCGGCGTGGCCGCGGAACAGCCCGTCCGCTGCGCTGAAGCCGAGGTGCTCGGCCGGCGCGAACTTGAAGCCGACACGGATCAGGTGCTGCCGGCTCAGCTCCTCGAAGAAATGTCCGCGAGCGAAGATGTCGCGAGTCTGTGAGAGGTGCACTCGGGCGCACATCCAGTCGTATTGCACGCGCCGCAAGCATTCGTGGCCGATCGCGCTCGCCCCGAGATATTCCCGTGCGTTCTTTTCAGGTGGCTCGGCCTGCTCGATCAGCGCGTTGATGGCGACGCTGATCGGACTTTCCGACAAGTTGGCGCGGTTGAAGTCCAGCACGACACGTCACAGCTGCGAGGCGAGATCGTTGATTGTCGATTTGCGGGTTACGCCCTTCTCGCTGAGATCGCGCGCGATCAACGCCTTGCGGATCAGCCGCATGGCACTCAGCAGGAAGTCGGCCATGATCTCGCGCGGCCACGACGCGAGCGGCTGCGACCAGTCGATGTCAGGGCACGCATCGGCGAGTTCCGGCAGGATCGCAATGATCGCGCCTATGTCCCACGGCTGCGGGTCGAGCCCGGTCATCCGGATTGTTTGCTCGGTGTCGAGCTGCTCGGCGGCCGCCTGCTCGGCGCGGGTTGCTATCCACGCGAATAACATCGCGCCGAAGACCCATCCCCATTCCGTATCGCCCAACCGTCCGACCGGCGTTCCGGACCGAATATGCCTGCCGTCTCGGACGAGCCCGCGCGCGGCCCCGATGGCGGCGGCGGTGGCGCGCCGCTGCCACTCATCGTCGATTGCGGACGGTGAGACCCGTACGACGGCATGAGCCTTTTTCATGACGCCCAGTCCGGTCGGTTGATCTTCGCCGGGGTAGACGCCGGTTTGGCGGGCGCTGCCGACGGCGCGGCCTCCGGCCCCTGCGTCACCGGCTTCCAAGCTTTCTCGTCCGGCGTGACAACGTGGTCGAGCCGGTTCTTGGCCTTGTAGCCATTCTGCGGCGGCTCGACGCCGATGCGCGCGATGAAGTTCAGGCCGTTGAGGTCGCCGTACGACTGGATGCAACGTGCCTGCTTGGCGGTGTCGCTCTTGTCGTCCGGCCGAATGCCGCGCGCGGATTCCAAGATGGCGCGTAGCTTGCTCTCGGAAATCTTAGCCGCTTCGGCGTGGCCTTGGGTGGTGCCATCGACCGTGAATAGCATCCAAAACTTGCGCTTGGCGAACGGTCCGTCGAGCACGACGAACTCGCAGTCGAGCGCTTCACTGTTGCCGTCCTTACTGCGGCGAAGCCAGCCGCCCGTGCCGACACTGCCAGGACGGACGCTCATGCGGACGGTGGCGATCGTGCCATCCGGGATCACATCGAAGTTGCGTTGCGTCTCTGCGTCGTTGAAGTCAAGGGTAGTCATTTTACTGAGTCTCCTATTCAGCTGCGGTTTGGATGAGCGATTGCTCGGGTGGTGAAATGGTGAATGGCTTCCGGTTGCCGGGGCCGATCAGCTTCGTGATCAGCTTGCCGAGGTGCGGCTCCTCGATCTGCTCGAGGCGGCCAGCGCGATCCTTGGCGGGGTAGCACCACGGGTTCGGCGCCGTGCACACGAACGCGCGGGTTGTCACGCCGTCTCCGAAGTCGACCCAATTCATGGTGAGGATTTGGTCGACGATGCCGGGCAGTTCGCGGCCGGTGCGCGCGCCTTCCATCTGTGGCTGCCAGGTCGCGACGTTGAACTCGTCGGTGACCTTCTCCAAGATCGCGACGAAGATCACATTCTTGCCGCGCGCATGCTGCAGGTGCTGCAGCCAGGCAATCATCTCGCGCGCGTGCAGCCCGTAGGTGCCGCGCACGTCTTTCTTACCGGTGCGCTCCGAGAACGCTTCCGGCTGCTGCTCGGCCCACCGGAACGACAACCGCGACACGGCCGTGATTGAATCCACGAAGATGGTATCGTAGCGATCGATCTGGTCGAGCGCGCCGCCGACCGCCTGGTAGTGTGCCTCGGAGTAGCAGGCGTTCGCCGGGAAGGACGGATTAGGTCCACCAATACGGCAGGCGAGATCGCGCGCGGTCCCCCAGTCGTCCAACCTGAACGTATCGACCGGCACATCCTGCACGCTGAGGTCGCCGGCCTCGATATCCACGAACAGCACGCGGGCGGGATCGAGCGTGCGCAGCAGGGATGTCTTGCCGACACCGACGGGGCCGACGATCAGAGCTTTCACGCCGCGGGCTTCGGCCAGGCGTTCGGTTGCGCCGATGATTTTCATGCGGTCCTCAGTTCAGGGCCGCGTGGACTTGCGATGAGGCGAGTTGGCGGGTTATGCAGGAATGTCAACCAGACATCACACACAAATCCCTACGACCCGCCGCAAGTCCCCCGCGGCCGGGTCGTGGTTATGGGGCGACGGCGGCAGGCGCGTGCTGCGGTTTGCGCGACGGGTGACGATCCCGATTGGCGATCGGCGCGCGCAAAGTTTTCTCGGAGCGGTCGGACCGGCTGGCGCGTATCCGCTCGCTGATCCACCCCTCAACCTCACTCTGCAGCCAGCCAACTGCCTTGGCACCGAGCGCAACGGGGGCGGGAAAGCTTCCATCCCGTATCATTGCGTATATCGTGGAGCGAGAGAGCCCGGTCCGCACCTCCACCTGTTTGCGCCGTAGAATTCTCAGAATGTGTTCGTCGTGCTCGGCCATGATTCACTCCTGATAGAGCGTCCCGGAACACCCCGGAACGTCATCGCAAATCTGTCCGAGAAGCCATCGATCGAGGCCGAATTCGGTTTCGCTCAAACCGAATTCGGTTTGTGTTCACTAAATCGGTTAGCACTGATCGCTGGCAGGTTGCCATTCCACTTCCGCGGCGGCTTCCTTAAGCCATTTGCGAACGGTATCGTCTGTGACCGATATGCCCCGTTGGGCCAGATCATTTACAATTTCTGTGACGATCCCGCTGCGCTCCGCTTTGGGATCGTATCCATATCCACCAAGCGCCATCCCCAAAATCAATTTGTGCGCCGTCTGACGCTCCCGGGTCCTTAGCTCCGGAACTTCCCGCTTGTCATGTCGCTGGGTTGGCGTCCGCTGGCTTTCTGCCAGGAACGCAAATTCGTCCGGAATTTTCCATTCAACCGAAATCGCCCATGCCGCAAATTCGCTACGACTAACCATGCACTCTTCAGGATGGTCCGCAGCTGGGCCCCTCGCCTTAAGTGTTCCGTGCAGGTTGCGAGTAGCGACAAAAAGCCGGCTGCGAAATTCTTCCCACTCGCCGGCGTAGAGTTGACCTTGGATCAAGGCATATGCGTTCGCTTCGAACTGCTTTGGCTCGACGTCCAGGGACAGAGCGACGCCTTCCCAAAGTCTTACCTGCGGTACATGCCTCCACTTCGGCCAATTCGGTCGATTATCCATGGGCGTCCCTTAACGCTCGCCCTTGCGTTGGAGCCGCGCCAGCCGGGCAAGGGAACCCGGTTTTCGCCCCGTCGGGCTAGGCGCGGCGACTCAACCCGCTCGATGAAGCGGGATTGCCTCTGCTCCACTGCGAAGTTCATCCAAATAGTCAGCCCACTGCTGCATCATCGCCCTGCGTTCGGGGAGATGACTCGTGCGGTTATAGGCTCGACCCAACGGATCGCGAACGGCGTGAGCCAGTTGATGTT